GGGCTATAAAACTCCGGTGGGCTATCGACATATCGTCTGGAACATTCATTCCAGCTCAAACCAATCTGATGCTTGACCAACTGCCGAGCCACAAAGATTGGTGCTTTGATGCGAAACTGAACAGACGTATGGGCAAATGGCGACCAATGACCGTGGTCAGCTAGGTAACCAATGAGCTTCATATCTGCTTCATTTAGTTCGTCTGAGTGCTTATCAAATGAAACCCGTGCTGAGTTCACAACTGACAAATCACTGCCCATATGGTCAATGTATTGCACCTGAATGTTCGACTGGCTCATCTGTTTCTCCTTCATCGATAAAAAGCAGTTCCTGTTCAATCAGACGCCCCGTGTCACGTTGATAGACCAACGTGCCAGCGTGGCCTGTCTGGCCCGTGTAGCGGTTTTTGAGGATTTTGATGTGCCTGATATCGGAGTCTGGGTCATCGGCGTCAGCTTCAAGTCCGATACAAGTATCAGACAGCTGCGCAATGGCATGACTGCCTCGAAGCTGGCTCAGGCTAACCCTTGCGCCATCCTCATGGCCTCTGCCATCAGGCCGTTTCAAATGTGAGACCATCACAATCGAACATCCAAGCTCGCTGCAAAGCGTCCTTAGCTTTGTGCAAGCCGCATCGAGCATCCGGCGTTCATCGCCTTCCTGTGCGCTAACAAGGATACTGATATGGTCTAATATCACGTGCGTTATCCCAAGACTGGTACACATGAACCTTATGCGCTGACAAATTAGGTCAACATCAGACGACCCAAAATGGTCTAGCAAGTAACAGGTTCTGTCGCCAAATAGGTCATCAAACCCTTCAAGCACTTCTTCATCTGTAGCTTGCTCCCGCTCCACCAGTAGGTTTTTGCTAAGGTGGATGCCGGTGAGGCCAAGCAGTGTTCTCTTGTTGCTTTCTTCCAGCGCAATCACACCAACCTTTTGGTCGTTCATCAGTAGATGGTGAATTAACTCTTTGCAGAAGGTTGATTTCCCAAGACCACTACCGGCGCATATGGTCGTTAGTGTTTCCCTGTGAAGGCCACGCAAGATTTCATTGAGCTGGCTGTAAGGCCATGTGATGGCACTTGCTGCTTCATCAACTGTAATAGCTGACCGGTAGTCATTTGCAGCTTTTAGCCCATCGGGACGAAACTCTTGCGCTTGCCAAATGGACTGCACCAGCTCAGAGCGTTTGCCCTGAATGATAGCTTCGTTCGCATCTTTAGCTGGCAGTTTTACAATCTTGCATTTACCAACTGGTAGGATTTCAGCCACCTCTTGTGCTGCTTTCTGACCAGCGGCATCGGCATCAAAGCACAGCACCACCTCATCGAAACCATTGATGAAATCAAAGTTTTTGCGCACGGCACGAACAGCACCGGCTGCGCCAGTTGGGATGCTGCAGACTGCATATTTATGTTGAAAGCAGCTGCTCAAAGCAATTGCATCGCACTCCCCTTCAGTCAGACAAAGCTTCCTGCCCTTGCCAGACCACAGGTGTTGACCAAACAGCGTGATGCTGTTGGTGTCACCTATGAACTGAAATGACTTGCCTTTGCCACGCAGTTTTTGCGCAACGATTTTGCCGGTTGCATCCCGATAGTTTGCAATCTGGACAAGTTCGCCTTGGTGGTTATGACCAACCCAGTAGCTGAATTTCTCGCAGTCGGCTTCAGTCAATCCTCGTGCCGGTAAGCTTTTTGCTTCGCCCTTGAGTAGGTTCGTCTGTTTGGCTTGGCTCTTGTTCTGTACCGCTGCCTGTCCTGTGCCATCTCCCTCGCTATCGGGTTGATAGGTTGAACAGGAGAAGCAGTAGCTACTTTTCGTACCGTCATTGTTTTCGTAAATCCCCCGTGCATCTGAGCTACCACAGGCATCACAAGATGTGTGGTGTAGGAATTTTCCCTCGTTGTCAGGTTGCTGCATATGCTTCTCCTTCATTCAACTAGGCCATTGAGTAACGTGTGTAACGCTGACCAAGCCGGTCAGTTTTCCACTCGCTGATGATGTCAAAACCACGCTGACGTAAGTCGGCAATGCGTCTTGGAAGCGACCTGACCCGATAGAGGTCATTGGCTTCAACCCAGCTGATTGACCCAACGTCACGCAAGTGCGTCAGGATTTTGTCATTCTGGCTCATATTTGTTTTCTCCTTCTGTTAACCATTCATCGGGAATGCGCTTGTGTGCGTATTTGAAGCCGTGCTTTTCAGCCCATTGGGCATAGCTCGTGGGCGAGCCTCGATAGAGCTTGGCGTTCATGTTTGAGAACACAAAACGCACTTCGATGTCTGGATGTTGTTCTTTGATAAGCAGGTGTTTCTGTCGATCAGCGACAGTAAATCTTCCCTTGCTTTCGATGAAAAAATGCCCATTTTTCGTGGGAATTTTGAAGTCGGGGCAGTATTTGGATTTCCGGCTAGGCCATTCGTAGTCTAGCTTCTCTTCCTCGTAATGCACTTCGAGACCAGCGTCTCTAATCTGTTCGGCACACTTCTCTTCTAATCCGCTCCGATAGCCAGTCATAAGGCCATGAAACCGGTTAGAAATCGTAATCACCCCCTGAAGCTTCGTTGCTGTTTGCCGCCTTCTGTGTGGCAACAAAACCACCCGCTTCTGGTTCAAACTCAACTTTGGCCTCGACTAGCTCGATAATCTGAACTGCAGACATCTGCATCGATAAGCCGTTGCCTTGAACGCTGTATGGGTAAAAGCTTCCCTTGACCCGCATAACGCTACCGCCGGTAACATTCGGCAGCTGCTCAGGCGCAATCAAAGTGCCTTGACTGTCTGCGAATTTAGGCTGGAAACGTGATTTAAGCTTGAAAACCACATCACCAGTTTCGGCATCTTTGGAAAACGGCATCTTGCAATTGCCCTTGCCGAAATTATCGTTGGCGACTTGCTGCGCCAAATCAATCAATGGCTTTGCGTCATCCTCTGAGATGCGCAAATCGACAGTGTATTTTGGATTTTCTTTGTTAAAGGCATCATCTGGGCGGTTAAGCCAAGCATATTTAGCCGTGCCTTTCGGCGTCTGAAACATAACTTTCTGTGCCATGGGCGTCTTCTCCTTCATGGTCTAAATGTTGTTGGGGCTGGTCAAACCTTGCTAGGGAAAGCCCTAGCTCATCGGCTTGCACCAGCATATCTAAGGGGATGGGTAGGCCACGTTGCTGAAGTAGCTTTGCCATCCCCAGTAACTTCACACGTGGGTTCACGATTGCTCCTGTATCTGGGGTTGAGACAAAAAAAAACGCCCCGAAGGACGCTCTGTCGTTTACCCCAGAAATATAGAACCGCTTGGGTTTGGGCTTATAGGAAGCTGTATGGGCTATCCTTGATTTGCTCGATGTCGAAATCGCCACGCTCTGGCACTTCGGGCCAGTTGATTTCACGGATGTGAGCAATCACAGCCTCTTCGATTTTGCTTTGCTGCGAAATTGTCCAAGCGTTGCCCTTGATTTCAGCAAGCTCTTCGGCTTTCCATTTTTCAACGAGGTGGTCGAAAAGGCGTTGCTTATTTTGGGACAAAAGGTCGTGATATAGGTTGTAGTCTGCATAAAGCTCAACCAACTTGTCACGCAGGGCTTCCGACAGCGTTGTCATATCGCCAATCCCTGCAGCAAATGAGTCGTGAACAACCGACACGCTGTTGACACCACGCTTTTTGCACTCAAGAACCGTCATCATGAGATGTGTGGCATCCATTGCATGAACGATGTTTGGCGCAGATGCGTTGATAGACTTCTCGACCCATAGCTTGCTGTCGTCAGTTTCGTGAACGCTAAGCCACTCTTTGCGCATTTCGCCCAGAGGGCTGTTCTCATCACGCTCTGCCTTTAGCGGCCTGTCAAAAAACGTGATTTCTTGGTCTTTGGTGAATTCCTTCACGTAATGCTGGTACATCGGAAACTGCATATGTGGCGTAACGAATTTCAAATGCACACCATTTTCGTTATGCGTCCGATATTCCTTTTTCTCTTCGTCAGTCAGCTCATCAAAATTATCCGGCCTCTGTTCGGTCATTTCAGAACGAGCCAAAATGCTGGCGATAGTACGGATAAAATTCATTCCTGTTTCAGCTGAAGTGACGACTTCGACAATCGCTCTTTCGTGGACACCAGCAATATAGATGCTTGCTGCAAAGCCTTTGTCAGCACCGAATGGATGCTCAGCAATCTTGCCGTGCCGCACTTTCTCCGACAGCTTGTCCATCCAGTCAGCCCGTAGCTGATTGGCAAACCCAAACTGACGACTCCTATCGCAGTACGTCA